ATGAACTGTGCATATGCTGCAGAGCATGTCGGTTGGAAGCTTGATGTAGAGCTTGCTGAGTCCAGCATTGTCCAGCTCAAGGATCAACAAGACCACAAGGTCAAGGAGCTACGTGAGGTCATGCCTATGCGTAAGGTTATGTCTGTCAAGACTAAGCCCAAGGTATGCGTCAAGAAGGATGGCTCTGTGTCTGCTCATGGTCAACGTTGGTACAACCTTCTATCACAACATGGACTACCTCAAAGCTATGAGGGTGATGTGACTGTAGTAAGGGGCGTTGAGGATTCCAACCCTAACTCACCTGATCAGGTCAAGGAGTGGCTCTTTGGGCTAGGCTGGGAGCCTTGCACCTACAAGTTTGATAAGAACAAAGAGACAGGAGAAGAGAAAAAGATACCACAAATACGTAAGAATGGTGAGCTTACTAAGTCTGTTCAGATTCTTATTGAAGACAACCCAGCGGTAGGTGTACTAGATGGTCTCACTGTTATACAGCACAGGCTTGGCATCTTGCATGGCTTTATCCAATGTCAGGTTGATGGCTATGTAAAGGCTGGGGTCAAGGGTCTCACGAATACCTTACGCTTCAAGCATGTCAAACCTCTGGTCAATCTGCCCGGTGTTGACAAGCCTTGGGGTAAAGAGATACGTGGTTGCTTGACTGCACCAGAGGGTTACACTTTGTGTGGTGCTGACATGACGTCCCTTGAAGATACTACCAAGCGTCACTACATGAAACCCTATGACCCTGACTACGTAGAGGAAATGTCTAAGGAAGGGTTTGATCCACACCTTGACCTTGCTAAACATGCTGGTGCTGTTACTCAGGATCAGATAGACAAGCACAACTCAGGTGAGTCAAGCCTTAAGTCTCTACGTAAGAACTACAAGGTGGTGAACTACTCAGCTACCTATGGGGTAGGCGCAGCTAAACTATCACGTGAGACAGGCATGTCTGTGAGTGAAGCATCAGCTCTACTTGATGCCTACTGGGAACGTAACTGGGCTGTTAAACAGTTTGCCGAAGATCAGAAGATCAGAAAGATTGACGGTGAGATGTGGGTACAGAATCCAGTGAGTAAGTTCTGGCACAACTTGCGCTACGAAAAGGATGCCTTCTCTACTATCAATCAAAGTACGGGGGCTTACTGTTTTGACAAGTGGGTTGCACTATACCGTACCAAGAGGGGTAACATCATTGGTCAGTTCCATGATGAGAGTATCAATCTTGTTAAGAAAGGCGATGAGTCAGAGCATACAAATACTTTGCTTTGGGCCATTGAAAAACTTAACGAACAACTTAAATTAAATGTTGACTTAGGCATTGACGTGCAGTATGGTCAACGGTATAGTGAAATTCACTAATCAATGGAGGGCCAAATGGCTACACGTAAACTTAAACTAACTGGTATTGCTGAGTGGGCAAAGGTGTTCACAGAGAACCGTGACATGCTGGGCTTTGAAGAAGCCTATGTAAGTTGTGATGGTGCTTGCACTATTGACTTGATCATGGACGAGCAGAACATGGCACTGCTAAAGGCTTCCAAGTCTATGAAGCGAGGCAAGCCTGATCCTGCTGGACGTGGCACAATGGTACGCTTAGTGCGTAAGTATGACACAGGGTATGACTGGGCAAGTGGCCCACCCGTAGTGATCAAAGCTGATGGTAAAGAGTGGGACTTTGACACTGATGGTACCATTGGTAATGGGTCAACAGTAGAGGTCATTGTATCAGTGTATGATACTAAGATGAAGAGTATTGTAGGTACACGCTTGGACAAGGTTACAGTCATCAAGCATCTTGAATACGTATCACCTGACGATGATGTTCAAGAGGTAGCACCACGTCCCACGGAGTCAGCACCACTAGAAGACTCAGAGGTAATGTTCTAATGATTCTTATTGATGGGGATATCATTGCTTATCGTGCAGGGTTTTCCTCAAATGATCTTGAGGCAACTGATGCTGAGGCAAAGGTAGACGAGCTGATAGACACTGTCATTGAGGACACTGAGTTTATCTCTACTGATTACCAAGTGTATCTTACAGGTAAGGGCAACTTCAGGTTTGACATTGCCCAAACCCTACCCTACAAAGGTAATCGTAAGGACGCTGCAAAGCCTATACATCTGCAGCACATACGAGATTACATGATGACTAAGTATGAAGCTACTGTCAGCGAAGGCGAAGAAGCTGATGATCTAATTGCTATTGCAGCAACAAAGATAGGGATGAAGGCAGTAGTTGCATCCATAGACAAGGACATGTTACAGATACCTTGCTTTCACTACAACCTAACTAGGCGAGAGCTTAGTGCTGTTGGTGAGTTCAGTGGCACAAAGTTCTTCTATACTCAGATACTTACAGGTGACAAGGCTGACAACATCAAGGGGCTGCATAGGTGTGGCCCTGTAAAAGCAGGTAAGATTCTTGCTGAGTGTGACACAGAGATGAAGCTGTGGGATGCTTGCCTTGAGGCTTACGAGGGTGACACAGAACGTGTCATTGAGAATGCTAGGCTACTGTGGCTACGTAGGGAAGTAGATCAGCTATGGGAGCCACCAGTTGAGCAGAACAAGGACAGCTAAGGCTAAGGGTAGGACAGGCCAACAAGAGGTACGGGATAAGTTGCTTGAGACTTTCCCTGAGTTTGAGCCTGATGATATCAAGAGTACTACTATGGGCGACACAGGGGAAGACATACAGTTATCTCCAGCCGCCCGTAAGAAGATGCCTATAAGCATTGAGGTTAAGCGTAGAAAGGGTGAGCTTAAAACTGTCTACGGTTACATTGAGCAAGCCTCCAAGCATGGCAAAGGAGAGCCTGTAGTTTTCTTTCGTTCAGATAGAAAGCCTTGGGTTGTCATGGTAGGCATGGATCACTATGCTGAACTCCTTAGAAACTGGAAGAAAGAATAGTTATGTCAATAAAAATATGGGACATACTGTATGGCCCTGTATCTAGGGAAGACAGTGAGGATGCTGAAGACTATCCTGATGAGTGTGATCACATGTTAGTGTGTAAGGTAGAGATTGATGGTGAGATGGTAGTTGCTGACTATTGGTTTGAAAACTTTGAAGATGCTAACGAGTGGGTCAAACACTTTAGTAAAAGCATTGAACCGCTTGAAATAAATTATGGGGGTGAGTATGATACATAGCTTGACTTCTGTAATTTGTTTGGTATAACTAGGGGTTTCCGAAGATGGAATATGAAGTTATATTAAATGTAAAAGTAGACCCAACCTGCAACTACTTAGAGGTTGATGACAATGAAAGCTCTAGGGTAGTCTTAGAGTTAATACAAGATATGCTCTATGAAATAGACGATCTTAGTATAGACAAGATAGAAGTCACACGACTTGACTGAGGTAGTATATGATAACTAAAGAAGACATGAAAGCCTTTCAAGACTACAGTGATTGGGTAGAGGATAAGATTGTGACCAGTCCTAAAGACAGGCTCATGGAGAACGCACTGGGTCTTATGGGTGAAGCTGGTGAGGTTGCTGAGAAGATTAAGAAACGCATCCGTGATGACACTAAGGTAGAGCCTGAAGAGATTGTCAAGGAACTTGGTGATGTTATCTTCTATGCTACAGCACTGTCAAACTTCTACGGTGCAAGCCTTGGCGTTACCATTGCTGAGAACATGATGAAGCTTGATGGACGTCAGGCTAGAGGTACAATCAAGGGTAGTGGAGATGAAAGATAGAGACGTAAGTAGACGTGCTGCTGAGTTGATGAGACCTATTGAACAGCAGATACTAATGTGTGATAACAGAGAAGAAACTTTGTTGTTTGCTTGCGCTATGCTTGAGAGGGCTAAGACTATTATTGAGGCCCATCTTGGTGAAAGAGGACGCATGGAATTATTTGTAATGGGAAACGAGCTATGAAAAACAACTACCTACCAACAGACTATCAAACCTTTATTGCAACCAGCCGCTATGCACGGTGGCTAGAGGATGAAGGGCGCCGAGAGACATGGGGAGAAACAGTAGAACGTTATCTGGAAAACGTTGCTAAGAAGTGGCTAAAGCCTGTTGATCTTGGTGAAATGCGGGATGCCATACTAAGCCTTGAGGTTATGCCTAGTATGAGATCCCTTATGACAGCAGGTAAAGCGGCAGACAGGGACAACACCTGTATGTACAACTGTAGCTACCTACCCGTAGATGATCCTAAGTCTTTTGATGAGGCTATGTTCATCTTGCTCTGTGGTACGGGGGTTGGTTTCAGTGTTGAGCGTCAGTTCATTACTAAACTCCCTGATGTTCCTACTCTTTTCCAAAGCGACACGACTGTCGTCATTAAGGACAGCAAGGAAGGTTGGGCTAAAGGTCTCAGACAAGTGTTGGCACTCCTATGGGCTGGTGAAATCCCTAAGTGGGATGTGTCTAAAGTACGACCTGCAGGTGCTAGACTAAAGACATTCGGTGGTAGAGCATCTGGTCCTGCTCCGTTGATTGACCTGTTTAATTTTTCTGTTACTACCTTCCGACAAGCACAAGGACGTAAGTTGTCTAGTATAGAGTGCCATGATCTGATGTGCAAGATAGGTGAGGTAGTTGTAGTAGGTGGTGTACGCCGTAGTGCTATGATATCATTGAGTAATTTATCTGATGACCGTATGCGTCATGCTAAGTCAGGCAACTGGTGGGAGACAGCAGGACATAGAGCCTTGGCTAATAACTCCGTGGCTTACACAGACAAGCCTGATAGTATGTCATTCATGCGTGAGTGGACAGCCCTTATGGAGAGTGGGAGTGGTGAACGTGGAGTCTTCAACAGAGAAGCATCAATTAAACAAGCTGCAAAGAACGGCCGTAGAGAGTCTTGCTATGAGTTCGGAACAAACCCCTGTTCGGAAATCATTCTTAGGCCGAATCAATTCTGCAATCTTACAGAGGTTGTTGTCCGTGCTAACGACAGTATGGAAGACCTTGCAAGAAAGGTCGGCATTGCAACTGTACTTGGAACAATACAATCCACGTACACCCATTTTCCATATCTGCGTAAAGTGTGGAACACGAATACAGCGGCAGAAAGATTGCTCGGTGTGTCACTCACGGGGATAATGGATAACCCATTGCTGACCTTATCTAATGAGGGCTTGGCTAGGACATTGGAGTACCTTAAAAATGTGGCTGTTTCTACTAATGCTGAGTGGGCTGACCGTCTTGGTATCCCTCATAGCACTGCTATTACTTGCGTTAAGCCCAGTGGAACAGTTTCCCAACTGGTTGATTCGGCTTCTGGAATACATGCTCGTCATAGTCCCTATTATATCCGTACTGTGCGTGGAGATAATAAAGATCCACTAACACAATTCATGGTTAGTCAAGGTATCCCTAATGAGCCTGACGTTATGAAGCCTGACGCTACCACAGTGTTTAGTTTCCCTATGCAGTCACCACTAGGTGCAGTACATACGGCTGACATGACAGCACTAGAACAGCTAGAGATGTGGCTGATGTATCAACGTCATTGGTGTGAGCATAAGCCTAGTGTAACAATCAATGTCAAGTCTGATGAATGGTTTGAGGTAGGAGCATTTGTGTACAAACACTTTGATGAGATGTCAGGTGTATCATTTCTACCTTTTAATGAACACACATATCAACAAGCACCGTACCAAGAGTGTACCAAGGAGGACTATTACAATATGATAGACGCTTCACCGTTAAAGATTGAGTGGGATAAGCTGGCTGAGTATGAGCAGGAGGATAATACTTCTGGTATGCAGACGATGGCTTGCACTGGTGATGTATGTGAGATGGTAGACATTACTTGAAGTATGCACCTTAGCATGTGGGTAAACTGCTATACAAAAGGAGAAATATTATGGTATGGATATACGTAGTAATACTAAGCCTTATTACAGAAGATGAACAAAGGTTTCATGTTAAGACACTTAACCTTGTTTTTAAAACAGAAAGCTCTTGCCAAACATGGCGAGAACATGATATGCTACGGCTATACGAAACAAGACCTGACGAAAACTCTAGGGCAGTAAGTCAATGTGTGGCTATGCCTTTCAAACTGCAAGGGACTAAATCTTAATGGCTGTAAGAAAACCTTTTAACAGAGCTTTGTATGAAGCATACGATGCTGCTGCAAAAGATAAACTTGTAACTCTTCTTGAAAGTAATGGACATACTATTGTAAACACAGAAGAAAATTATTATGTGGACGTAGTGTCACAGAAAGAAGACTACACGTACTTCAATGAGGCAGAGGTAAAGGTTGCTTGGGATGGTGACTGGCCCTCACACTGGGCAGAGATTAGGATTCCAGAACGAAAGCAAAGGCTGCTTGATAAGTATGAGGGTGTTAACGGCGTGTTGAACTTTTATATTTTTCGTAAAGACATGAAGCAGTGCTGGCGCATTAAGGATACTTGCTTGACTAAAGAGAGTCTTAAAGAAGCTAAGGGTAGGTACATTCAGAAAGGTGAACAGTTCTTTCATATCCCTTACACTGATGCAGAATTAATTAACTTGCAAGGAGAAACTTAATGGCTAAATGGAAAGAAACAGTAGACCTAGTGAATCATCCACCCCATTATAACGCAGCAGGTATTGAGTGCATTGATGCTATGCAAGCTATGGCTGAGGATGCACCTGTTAGTGCGCATGAAGCATACTGTTGGCAAAACTCTTTCAAGTATCTTTGGCGATGGCCTTATAAGAATGGCTTGGAAGACTTGAAGAAAGCACGTTGGTACTTGGACCGACTAATCAGTGAGGTAGAAAAAGAATGAAGCCGTATGATCAGGGTAGAGAATCTTTCATTAGGGGCAAGTTAGTCAATCCCTACAAGATAGACACACGGCCTAACAAAGATTGGGAGTTCGGATTTAACACCGAGTATTTCAAGAACCTAGAAAAAGTGAAACAGTATGAGCAACTTAGAGCAGGAAGCCAAGAAGTACACACGCAAGAAGCGTAACCCAGACATGATAAAACCCCTCACTGCCCGAAGGTACCTAGCAGGACAAGCTCTTGCTGGAATACTTTCAAGTAGTAGAGGGGCTTTAAATATGTCTGAGGTAAAGCGTTCAGCATACGAGTGGGCAGACTTTATGTTAGAGGATGATGATTAATCTAGGCCAAAGCCTTGGACTACTGCCCTATAGTTATCTTTCTGTATTAGGATGTTGATCAAGTTTAACTTTGACAATGCGTCTTCTCTTTTGTACACATCTTCTAAGCTACCAGTAATCCCTAAGAACTTCATTGCTTCTAGGGCTTTCTTTTTGTTGCTAGGTTTAGATAAAACCCTAAGCATAGTTAAGCTTTCTGGCATGTGTCCATCATCAAACAATGCTTTAACATTACCTTGAACTTCTTTCTGCATGTCAGCTACAATCTGTGCTTTCTTTTTTTGTTCCATATCAAAGAAGTCTGGGTATCTGTTTAGATATTTTATAGCAGCAATCTCAAAGTAAGGGTTGACCAAGCTTTGCATTTTTCTTTTGACAACAGCAGGGCCATCAAACTTTGTAGCTTTCCAGCTAGGTATACCTGCAGCATTCATCATCATCTCTGCAGAGATAGGTTCTCCTGACTGCCTAAACATTATTTGTTTGCTTATCTTTGTCGGTGCAGTCCTACCAAACACATCAAGTTTTCTTGGCAGATCAGAGTATGTTTCTTCTGATCCAGTGGGTGTAACACCACCAACTAAACCATCAATGTATTTTATGTAACCTTGGTATTTATACTGTGCCATATTTAAATCAGGTGCGCCACTTTGATCAGTAAACAATTTGTAAAACTCGTTGACTGGTTCTACGTGTCTAGTAAGACCTTGACCAGCACGTGCTATAAAAGGTCCAAGCACTGCGTCAACTATGCCCATGTAATCGTCATCTTGAATTTCTCTTAAAAGAGACTCTCCAAAAACATAAATACTTTGCTGAGTCACACTTTCCATATCTCTAATTGCTTGACCACCTAGTTGAAGTCCTAATTCTACAATTAAATCAGGGGGCACTTTATCAAAGTTAAGGCTAGTAAGATTATCAAACTCTCCCATAGTAGCATGAGCTAAGATTTGAGCTGTCACTTGTATTGTAGAGTTGGGCCAATCATATCTTACGTCAGCAATAGAACCATCATTAAGAACTTGTTGGTTATATGCTAGACCATTCTTAACACGATAAACTGCAGTATTTTTTTGTTCATGAGGTAGCATGTCAGTATCAGTATCTGACAGTCCGTAGGTTGCTAAACCTATTGTACTGTAACCAACAATAGTTTTGCCAAGTATCTCAGCACCTTCTCTTGTTACAAAGTCTATCTCTTTACCTGTCGCCTTCATCATAGCTATACGCATTGCATTTACGCCAGTCAAATCGGCAGCAGTAGCAAGGGTTGTATTTAAGAAAGAGCCAAACGGAACTAAAAAACCAAAAGGGGTTTTATTAGTCGCAATCTCAATGTATTCAGCCATAGATCTAAAACTCCAACCCACATCTTCTTCTAGTCTACTCCAATTAACAGATGCAGTTTCTCTTTGAGTTCTAAACAAAGCTTTTTCTGCTACATTAGTAAGAAATCTTTCCTTACCCATAGCTAAATGCACAGCTTCTTTAGAAACTTGACCTGACTTCCACTCACCTTTAAAGAATTGTTCAGGTGTTATTCCGTACTCTCTCATAATAGCTTGGTTCATGTTATTGCCAAAGGCCCAAGTTTTAGTTATGTCATCTTGTACTCTTGCTAAAGATAGTGTTTGCATAGCCTTAGTATAACCATCAACACCTTTATAAATTTTATTGTTTGGATCTAGGTTAAATTGTTTGATGCTATCAAAAGCACCACCATCACCAGCAACATCTCTGAACAATGCTTCTCTAGTCTTAGGGTCTAAGTCAAAGTATTTCCTAGCGTATGCCATCTCAATGTCAGGGGATACTACGGAGTAACCCCTACGTACAGCACCAGCAGCAGAACCCCAGCCTCTGTTGTAGTACATCTCTGATTTCCTAAGAGCTGAAGCTTTATTAGCTTGATTTATAGAACCCCTACTAATCAATCTGTATGTACCACTCTGACTAAAGTTTATAGCGGAGGTAGCAAAGTCAGAGAAGTTATTAAGTGTAACAAGTTGTTTAAAACCTTTAAGGTTAGCACCTGTTGTAGATAAGTGAGAGGTAAGTAGGCGTTTGTACACGGATAAACCAAACTGCATTCTCTTTGGTTTGTCGCCACCTTTATGATACTTACCTGCCATAGCAGATAGTTTTTCTGCGGCTGTTAGTTTACCACCAGAAAGTTGCCCAAGAAGAGAGCTTACATTAAGCGCACCACCAGCACCTACTTGTGTTTCTATAAATTGTTTTCCTAATTCTTCTCCTGTTTTACCTAAACCTATAGGCCTACCAATAGTATTTTCATACTGCGTTGTTATCCTTTTAACAACATCATCATCAAGCCACTTAATAGTTTCTCCAAAGATACCACTAATTTTAGCATCTTCTCTCATACTAGGGTGAACTTGAAATCCAGCATCTTCTAATACCTCAAAGTAACCCTTTAAGTTTTGACTAGAGTCACCAAAGAAAAACCTACGAAAGAACTGAGTGGTCAACTCGTTGTCACCCATCTTACCACCCAGTTGACTTAGAGTTCCAGATGCATCTTGTTTAGCATCGTCCCAAACTTTAAAGTCTACAGGTCTTGTACTACCACGAATTGTCCCAAAGTTTGCATCTACTGCAGTGAAGATACCACCCATACTAGGGTTTAATTTAGCTTTGACGTGGGCCATTGCCTTCTTAGGATCAAGCTTACCAAGAGTAAGGTCTAGGTCTATGTATTTTGCAAAGTCAGGTGTAAGTTTACCTTTTGCTCTCAGAGCTTTGACACCTTCTTTAGTTAGTACAAGAGATGGAATCACCATACTACCAAGAGCAGCAAAGCCTGTTTGATATCTACTGTAAGTTTCTTGTGCATCAGTACGAATTAATTGCATTTGATACGCAACATCAGCACCCATAGTAATACCACCGTCTACTATTGCAGGTGCAATTACAGCAGTAGCAGCAGCTCTCCTACCTAGACTGACACGTGCGGCCTGTTTAGCAGCAGGTAAAGCTACACCTTTAGCAAGTTGTGCCTTAAGTAATTTTTTGTAGGCCGTTTGTGCAAGAGTTCTTAAAGCTAGTCCCGTTGCTTTGGTTGTACCTACACTTAGTAGTCTGCCAAAACCAATACCAAATAACAGGCTTGGGTCATGGAGACCAGCCCTGAGATAGTCTCCTGTAGCATCAGCAGCTTCAGACCAAGAACCTTCACCAGTAAACGCATTGTCCATCTGGTTAAACAGCTTATAACCTGCACCAAGTTTGGCTCTTGTCATATCATCAGCAGCTATACCATACACAGATTCATTAGCTACAGTTACAGTTTGCAATGCAGTTAAAGATCGTTGGTAGTTTTGATATGTTTCAAACAAATCTTCAGGTGACATAGACCTGTAGTCCCTGTCTAAACCACCTATAGTTCCACCAGCAGTAGCAGTGGCAGCTCTATAACCTTTCTTAAGGAGACCTGCTGGTTTAAACCTAGCTTCCATTGCGCTTGTCATAACTTCTATTAGGTCAGGGTCTGAGATAATGTCTTCTTTAATTAAAGGTTTGTTGTTATACTTATCTGTAAAGTGCTGGTCAAGGTCTATGAATAGGGAACTTTGTGGGCCTTGAGGGACTACCTTACGTATAGCAACTTTAGGAGTTAAGTTTAAAATATCTTCTAGTGTATTAATACTAGGTGTAACTTTAGTTACAACAGGTTCTGCTGTAGTAACAATGGGTTCAATACCTAAAATACTTTCTAGGGTAGTAGTCTCTTCTTCTACAACAGGTTCAGGCATAACAGTAGCAGTAGTGGTGTCAGTTAAACCTAAAATACTTTCTAATGTGTCTGCCATTACTGCGTCCTATTAAATTGTTCTATTAGTTGTTCTGTTACAGTTTGTTCTCTAATAGCCCCACCATCCCCATAAAATTTAACTTTGGTACCTACAGGAATTAAATTAGTTTGCATAAGATACTTAAAAATTTTCTGTCCGTATTCATCTAAGTCTTCTACGTCTTGCACTGGCGCAGTTAAATCAAGATCAGGACGTTGAGCAGCTTCAGCATACGATCTTGGAAACTGTCCCATTTTTACTGCATTGTCTAGCACAGGTTGAGACTTAATGTATTGACTTGCATAAGAGTTTCCAAACAAACCAAACAAGTCTGTTAATATGGGTATTTCTCCTGTAGCGTTTGATATGCCTGACTGAATTTGTCCTACTCTAGCAGCTAACCATTTATTAACTTCAGCGTCTTCTGAAGGAAATTGACCTATTGTGTCTTGATATTTTTTTAACTCTACCTGAGCAGTACGAACAACTCCTTGGCCAACAGCTCTAGTAGCGGCATCCAAGTCTTTAAAAGAAAGCGCAGGTACAATATTTAAACTCTCTGCTTGAAGATTTATATTTGCTCTTGGTTCTACATCTTTACCAAACATAAGACGTTCAGCTTCACTTGCAGTGATACCAAACTGTTCAAGCACTGCATCTACATCAACCTTGTAACCTTCTGGCTGTGTAATCACTGCGTTGTTTAAAGCTTCAACAAACATCTCGTTAGGCATGGGGTTACTAGCACCGTATTCTTCAGTGTGTTTTTTCTTTGCTGATATAAAGGACTCTACAATTTTATTTAAATCAGAAGCACTACCACCAGAAATTCTGCCAAGTGTTGCATCTGGGATATCAAACTCTACTAGCCGTGCTAGACTTTGTTCAATAGGGGGGATAGATTTTCTAGTAGTTTTACCGTCAGCGGAAGCTACCTTATAGTCACCACCAGTAAAACTACGTCTGTTTTTATCCGAGTATTTTAGTGCCATACCCAAAAGTTTTATCCTATTGCCCTCTGTAAACTGTGCATCAAGTTTAGCTTCAGCTAATTCTTTTTCTTTTTTAGCCTCAGAGCTTTCTATACCTGCAGCTATACCTGCCCACATACCCATATCACATTACTCCTTGTGGTCGTGCCATTAAACCCATAGATTTTTCTTCAGGCATATCTTCTACTTTAGTATCACGTATGGGTGTCTTAGCCATAGAAGCTTCAAGATCACCTAAGTCAGGCTTCTTGTCCATCTTAATGTCTCTAAGAACCTTACGTGCTTTATTCTCACGGATAGCATAGGCACGTTCTTCTTGAGTATCATCCTCATCAAGACCCTCATCATAGTCAATACCTGTAGCATCTGCTAAACCTACGATATGTTCATGGATGATAGGGGCAATGATCATGCTCACGTCTACGCTATGCTCACCGTTAGCTACAGCATTACGAAGGATACCCTCAGTCATGGTGACAACATCAATGTCTAACTGCAAGAAGTCTAACATAGCCTCTGCTCTTTTAGGTTGATTAAGTCTTTCAAGATGATAGATTATTGCATCTTCTGGTGTATTAAGACGAGCAGCATTTTCCCAAGGATAATTCTTAGGCTCATTAGTCAATGACTGACCGGGGATTGGTGCTTCAAACATTCTTTATTCCTCTACTTTGTCAGGTACTTAAGGTATTTATCTACAAGTGGCATAACTTTTTCTCTTGAAATACTTAAGCCATCTCTATTTAACTTTGGACCATCGTGATGAAGTGCATAAATATATTCCTCGCCTAAACCTTTTTGTTTAGCCATAGTTATATTATCTACAGTATGGTCTACAAGAGCTTGCACCTGAGCTTCTAAATTCCAACGTGTATCTTTATTTATATTATAACTTTTACCAGTCAGGTTTACAAATTGTCCAATACCAGATGCACTACTTTCATGTGCTGCGGCTTCAGGATTAAAACCAGACTCAACAGAAGCAGTAGCTAAAGTATATGCAATCTCTCGTTCACTCATACCAGCCTGTCTACCAGTACCAATAATTAAGTTTATAACTTTTTGTTTTTCTTCTTTAGTGGTGTCACCTGCTGCTCTGGAAAAACTTGCAAAGTTTCCTGATAAGGGTTTGTTAAAATAAGATTGAGATGCCACGTCACCTTCCAGACCGCCTTTAGAACCAAGTAAACTTGCAGGAAGACTTGATGCAATATCTACGCTTGTATTGGATACTGTTCCTTCTGGATCATCTGTAGTCCTTGACCCCTGCCTAGCTTCTAGTTCACTCATAAGAATTTTATTTTGATTACGTGTTTGTGCATAAGCCCTATCTAAGATAGACATACTATCTTCATTAGTCTCAACACCTGATTTTATTCTTGGACTAACAAGGCCGGGAAGTCTGGACCTATCCATTTGTACTTGTTTAACATCAGAGTAAGTTCTTTTATTTTGTAAGCGAAAGTCAGCTTCATCAGAAGTGGTAGGTTTCTTAGTCTTGTCATTAGACAAGGATTCAAAAACCCCTTCTAAACTATTTCTTGCACCTTCTAAAAGTGTTTTGTAATATCCCGTTCCCATTTAGTTTCCTATATGTCTAAAATTAATCTGGTAAGTATGGTGTACTTAGCCGTATCTTCATTGCTTTTATTTGTTTGTTCAGACTGTGTTCTGTACTGATCAATCTGTTTCTCACCAAGCATGATGTTTACCATACGATCTTTCTCTTGCTCACTGCCCTTGAAAGCATAGTCCATAAGGTCACGCTCACGTTGCCATATCTGATCTACTGCGGATTTAGTAAATGTATTAATCGTAGCAGCATTGATCATGTTAGCTTCGTTCTGTGCTGCAGTATTCAACGTGTCTACGTTCTGTCTCCACTGTGCGTTAGCCTGAGCTACAACAAGACCATTCTGTGCGTTAAACTGATTACGTTGCTCTTCCATACTGGCATTAAACTTATCCACTGCATTCTCTTCACCAGCATTAAACTGAGAGATAGCAGTCTCTTGTGCAGCATTAAATTGATTAGCCTGTGTAGTTAAGTTAGCCATGAATTGTTTTGTTTGGTTCTCACTAGAAGCATTGAACTGACGTGAAGCATTCTCAGCAGCTTGATCTGTCAGTAAGGACTGCACGGTAGACTGAGCTTTAAACATAGAAGTTTGCTGTGCGTTATTCATGTTAGCCATATCAACTTGTAAGAATGAGTTGGCATTCTGTACAGCAGCCTGTTGCTGGTTAGATAAGTTCTGAGACTCAAGCTGTGAGATAGCAGAAGCTTCAGCTAATATCATAGCCTGTCTATTAGTTAGGTTAGTTAGATTAACTGTGTTAGCATTACGACTGTTTTCCAAAGCAACTTGTTGCTCCGCAGTAAAGTTCATGTTTGCTACGTCACTAATCTTAGCAGCATTAGATACTCGTGCTTGGAACGCTTGGTCAAACTCTTGTCCCATAAAGGTAGCACGTTGTTGAGCTGCAAGCATAGCACGTTGTTGTCTGTTTGACAAGTTCTGCATTTCAAAACCTGCAGTGGTCTGTGCGTCAGCCATAGCAATAGGTAATGCAGACTCCATAGTAGCCTGTATGATAGCCTGTCCAGCCATACTACTAGCACCTAGTCCACGTGCAGCCATAGCTGCTGTAGCTGCTCTCATAGCTCCTGCTGCCCATGCTGGTGTCTCACCACCTTCAAAGTCTGCCATGAGTTCAGACAACTGGCCTTGCACTGTAGCTTTCTCTGATGGGGTAGCAGTAGCAGCTTGTACTTGCTCAGTAAATGCAGCAGCTTTAGTAGCATCAGCCACACCTGAGATAAGTTCTCCGTCCTGTATCTCTCTTTGTACAGGGTTAGTCATTACTACAGCTTCACCTTGAGCTGCGGTTAAATCTTTTACACCAGTGGTTGCTGGGTCCATAGTAGCAGCGGTTACTTTTGCTGCGTCTGATACTACACCAGTCACTGGGTCTACATCAGCAAGAGCTGTAGTAACTTCTCCTGATGCTGTCTTGGCGTCTACTGTCTCTGAGGTTACAGCATCAGGTGTTGCAGCAGTAGATGCAGTGGCTATTACAGCAGGATCAAGTTCAGGTGTTGCAGTAGTGATCTGACCAGTGGTAGGGTCTATGGTTCTACCTTCGGCAGAAGGGTCTATTGTGGATACGGTAGGTTGAGTAACAATCTTACTAGGATCAGAAGACACATTAGCTACTAGATTTTGTTGACCTGTTATAGCAGTTTTTTGTAGTGCTAATACTCTCTGTCTCTCTTCTTCTGCTAGTTCTTCTGGTGTCTTAGCAGTTACAGTATCAGGGTCAGCAGTAGTAGTTGCAGTAGTCTCAGTGTCACCACCCTCTGCCATACCTGTGGCAGGTTTCATAATATTTAAAGCCCTACGAACAGTATTTATACCTTCAGGTTTTGACATTAAAAATTTATCAACTGCTTCACTGTCAGCAGGACCATTATACCCAAACTTTCTAGCTACAGCTTCATTAAGTCTTTGATTAATCATTATTCAAATCCGTCCTTTAATCCGTCAAGTATATCTTGTACACTTACTTTCTTCTTGGCATTAGGTGTGTACCTGCACGTGTATGTCTTAGGGCATTCACTAAACTTAAACATAGGGTAGTGGTAGCCTATTGTACCATTAGGTCCACGGTAGATGCAAACCATTTCTCCCTGTATCTTAACTCTTTTTGCTAAGTGACACTGTACAAACTCAGGGTTACTTAACAGCCCTGCTAACACAAGGGGTAACACAACAAAATTAACCATTAACTTACCCCTAATATTACTAAGTAGATGCCCCCACCTAGAACACTAATAATACCTAAAGACAAACCGCCTATAGCCATATTATTCTGTATCTGTCGTTTAGCTTCCATTGCAGCGTACACAGTTTCTTCACGTTCTTTGCGTATCTGTCTACGCATTTGTAACATATCATCATATGTAGAAGGGCCAAACCTCATGTTAAGCATGAACTTTATTTCTTTTTCTTTTTCAAGCAGTGTCTTCTTACGAACAACAAGGTCCATTGCTTCTTGTTCAATGTTGTCAGTACCGTGTGTCTGCTTGTCTAACCATGTAGGGTTCTTACGTTGTGACTCAGCCCTAGTAATGTCAGCTACTGCACCGTACCATGCCCCTAGTTGCTGTGATACATCTTGTATCTCTCTGCCAGCCCCGACAAGCATCTTGACCCCTTTGAAAGCTGCATTGGCTGCAGCAAAAGCTGTGATGGGGTCAATCATTTAATTATCTCTGTGCGACTATGGAGTGCATGGCATTCTTTATTGCTTCTACATTGGCATCAATACGTGCAATCATTACATCATTCTCATGTATATCATCAGCTAGTCTTGCTGTGCTAGATTCCATTTCGGATATGTCACTTTTGTTATACTGAATGTCTGACACCATGCCTGATACTGCCCAAACAATAGCAGCACCTTGGGCTAACAAAGCACCAACTATTGTTACTACTGTCCAGTTAATATCCATTAAGTTACCTCAGCCCAACTTGTTGTTTCTTCGTTCCATTCATACATCTTGTCATCACTAGGATACGCAACAGGTGGCTCCCACAAACAAGTTGTTTCGTTTAATGTCCAACTTGGATAAGGCTGTGGGCTGTAGAAAGCATCCCTTGTGCTGTCATATGTACAGCCGATACCAGCATAGTTTTTTCTTAGAGGTGTGCCATCTAATATGTGTTGACCGCCATGCGTGTTGTATGAAGTCTGAACCCAAGTACCTACCTGAGTATCAATAAAATTTTGTTCTGCCACAATGACTTGCGTGACAATTTTGTTTTTAATTTTTGCATAATGTGCCATGTTAAATCCTATTGATACTGATACTTAAAGATAACAATGCCAGAGCCACCACTACCACCCACGTGGGTAGCACCTACATCAGCATGATAAGACCCACCACCGCCTCCACCTTTATTGGCAGCACCATCAACTCCATTTCCTGCAGAGTTAATGCTTTGATAACCGTTACCGCCACCACCAGTACCACCTGTCCCACCAGAGCCACCGCCGCCGCCACCTGCATAGGTAGTGCTATTACCCGACCATGCACGACCATCGCCACCGTGACCGTTAGCATCTGTATTTCCTGCTTCACCTGCACCGCCACCGCCATCAGCTACATTACTACCAGCAGAACCACCATCATTGCCATAGCCTGTTAGACCACCTGAGTTTCCTTGGGTTCCAGAACCACCAGCCCTGTCGTTTGCATAACCAGAGCCACCACCACCTGAACCACCATCGGCACCATTTATAGTTCCTCGGCCATGTGAGCCAAATCCACCACCAATTGCAGTAGCATTTATTGTTCCTATTACTGTGTTTGCACCACTAGCACCTACAGAGTTTGTTCCAGAATCTGCTCCACCTGCCCCAATTGTAACCGCATAGGTTGCTACTGATAAACTAAGAGTGCCTTCTAGATAGCCACCTGCGCCACCTCCACCACCATTAGAATCATTTGAGCCTGAGCCAGCACCGCCCCCTGCAACTGCAAGAATAAGAACATCCCCAGCCCCTGCTGTTATCTCAAAAGTTCCAGACGAAGTAAAAGTGTGTAGCTTATAATCACCACTGGTTGTAACTGTGCCACCAGTAGCTTCAATCAAAACGCCTCTGCTTGGATAACCACCAAAGCCTAATGTCTGATAACCAAAGCTCATATTAAACCCTTACCCATCATTGGCTGCATCAGTAGTAAAGAACAACTTAATACCTACAAGCCGTGCATCTTCTGCCATATCATCATTACTGTCTGATACATCCCTAAACACCCTGAAAAAACATAGGTCTTCATCTGCCATAGTTCCAGCAATAGTAATTGCACCACTTTCTGCTGTTATATAAAGTTCTTCTGCTGCCCCTTGTGCTGCGTCATCAACAACTACTGCTGTACCATAAGCTACATCAATAGTTTCATTGTCATTCATAGCTACGCCTTGAAGACCCCAAGTACAGCCATCTGTATCTGTTGCAGTAGTAGTCCAATAGGCTCTAAAAGTAACTGTGCCTAAATTATATGATTTAGGAAATGCTACAGAAAATTGTGCATGTTCATCTGCCCCATCATCAAAGTCTAATACAACTAAGTCTGGTCTACCTGATGTAGTCTCTACTGTAGTAAGTGCAGCACAACCATTGGAAGTAGTAGGTTGCATAGCACTGGCAGGAACCCATATGGTTTCTTTACCTGCAGTTTTTGCTACTGCCCCAGCTAGTTGATTTAACTCACCAGCAGTGCTAGTAACAGCAGTGCTACCCAAGATTAGATCACCGTCAGGGATTATAACGTCACCTGCAAACGTAGCACCTGTAGTGCCTGTAGGTATAGACATTACAGTAGCATCTGCGTCATTCTTAATGGTTACATCTGAAGTAGAACCCTGACCAGTAAGCACTAAGCCATCAGCAGCAGCATACCCTACGGCTGCAACATCATTTGCTTCTGTGGCACCTGTAGGTAAGAACGTACCACCTGATGCAGTAACATCCCCTGTGAATGTCTGTGCTGATACTTCAAATGTATTAAACGATACAATCTCTACAGTGTCATCTGCTGCTGCACCTACAGCTAGTACTACGTCAGACCCGTTAGTAGCAGTGTAGTCAGCCCTAGCTAAGTGTACCCCGTTAAGATACACAGATACAAAGTTAGGAGTGTAACCCCCTGTAGTAAATGTAGTTTGATTTGATGTAGCTGTGTAAACGTCCCTAGTTTCTGTTGCTTGGGGTACGGGTACTGAGCCTATATAACCTGCCATTGTTTTTCCTTATGATCCGTTAGCTATGCCGTACATTACGATCTCGCCACTTGCTATGTTGCCACTTTCAAAATAAAATCTAATTGCATTTACTTGTGCTGCTTCTTTTCTAACAAAACCATTGTGGTTATAAGCACCCGCATTAAACCCTGCCCCTGATGCCAAAAATGCAGTACCACCGTCTACTGATATTTTTGTGTGGTTACTGGTGTGAGGGTTTAAAACACTTACTTTACCGTTAAAACCTTCATTAGCCGCACTACCAATTCCATAAGCCTTATATAGTTGACCATATGCATCCGTAGTAGCGGCTGCAAGTGCCACTGTATAATCAGCAGCACCTGTATCGTAACTATGGCTAGACGTATCAGAACTTGTTAATGCCCTCATTTCTACATCATCAGTAGCAGGTAATACATCTATAAAATGAAACACATAACTGTCATATGCAGAAGAATCAAATTGGATGAAGTCTGCAGTAGCATCATCACTTATAGCACCACTAGAAGCAATAAACACCATGCTCCCACCAGTAATCTTACCCCCCATATAAGTAGCTAACCTACTCATGGTAGCCTTGCGGTTTGTACCACCAGCCCCATCATCAACGATCATTAGATCAGCATCTACAAGAGCAGCACCTATGTCTGTACCACCATCAATATCTAAGTCTGCTATAGCAATGCTACCATCAGGGAAAGTTGGTGTTCCAGCAAAGTTAACTCCTGTAGTACCTGTGGGTACATGAGCTACTAATGCATCCGCATTATTCTTAATTGTAACGTCACCTGTACTACCGTCCCCTGTGAGGATCAGACCTTCAGCAGCAGTAAAGCCCATTGCAGCATTATCACCTGCAGCAGTGTCACCCGTAGGTTCCATTGTGGCACCAGCAATAGTGCCAGAAAACCCACCGCCTACAATGTTAGCTGTATCTCTTGCTTTAGTCATAATCTATCCTTTAGCTAGGCTTGGTAGGCCACGTAATACTGTTAGGGAATCCACCCTGTGCTGGTACATTGCGTAGTGCTGTACGATAAGTAGTCCATGCGTCTGACATGGTTACATCACTGTTGCCCATCCAGTCTGTAGCAGCCAGTAGTGCATCACGTTCTTCACGGACCTGTACAGCAGCACGTGTGTCTGCAGCATCAGCCCATGTCTGTTCTTCAGCATCACGGGCAGTTTCTTCTGCTGCTGTGAACTGTACGTTTTCTCCGTTAATGTTGTGGTATCTTGGCATTACTGCCCCCTTTGTTATTAGTCTATCTCAACCCAATTTGTTGTGTCTTCATCCCAAGTGTATCTTTTATCTTCACTAGCATCACTAGGATACGCAACAGGGCAATTCCAGATACAAGTATCTTCATTTAATACCCAACTTGGATAAGGCTGTGGTGTATAAAAAGCATCCCTTGTGCTGTCATATATATAGCCAATACCAGCATAGTTTTTACGAAGTGGTGTACCTCCCAACAAGTGTTTACCGCCTGTTGTGTTGTATGATGTTTGAACCCAAGTGCCTTCCTGAGTGTCAATAAAATCTTGCTCTGCTACAATCACGCTTGTAACAATCCCATTCTTTACTTTTGCATAATGTGCCATAATTAATCCTACGCTGTTGTAACGTGACTGTTCGTTGCTGTGTCTCTTGCTCTAGTCATATCTAATCTCCTTATGTCAAATAGCGGATAATAACGATGCCTGAGCCGCCATTACCGCCAAGGATGTTTCCAGTAAAACCACCACCCCCAGCGCCACCTCCAGTATTTGCGGTGCCATTTTGAGCTGCAAGATCATTTGCTCCAGCATTGCCGCCACCGCCAGAGCCGCCAGCACCGTTATTATTATCTGAGGCATCTGAATTTGTACTACCCCCGCCGCCACCAGCGTAATTAACTGATGTTCCCGTTATTGATGATGCAACCCCTGCTCCACCAGCACCTCCCCCTTCAGACGCAATGCCAGAGCCACCCACAGCGCCAGCGCCGCCCCCGCCAGCAGCACCATAGAAGCCAGCGCCTGTAGAGGTGCCACCAGTATTTCCTTGGCCGCTTACAGCGGAACCGCCATCACCACCATCTTTGCCGCCACCGCCGCCAGAGCCGCCGTCAAGTCCGTCAATATTATTCCAGCGTCCACCGCCGCCACCCCCAGTTGTTGATATAGAGTTAAACGAAGATGAAGCGCCGTTTGTGCCAACATTTTCGCCACTACCCCCAGCACCGCCAGCACCAACAACAACACTGTACGTTGCTGAACTAATAGACATTGCGCTGCCGCCAATATTTGTTAGCAAGCCACCAGCGCCACCGCCACCGCCACCCTTACCGCCACCGCCACCACCACCAGCAATAATTAAGTATTCCATATTTTTTGCGGTATTTGTAGTCACTATAAAATTAGCAGATGATAAGAACGTGTGTATAGTGTAACTACCAGAAGTAGTAATAGTACCGCCAGTTACAGAAAAACTAGTTATAGCGGATGTAGCTCCAACTCCAAGAGAAACCCAAATGTTGTCATTATTCGTGGCGTCCGTGCAAATAAATGCTTCTCCGCTTGTAGTATTAATCCACATATGGCCTATGGCTGATGGGTTACTGTTGTATGCTGGATTTCCGCTGTTAATCGTGTGAGCAAAACCTACTGCTGGGCTGGCCCATGCAGCAGCGCTTGCGCCACTATTGACTGTAAGAACCTGATTTGCAGAACCAAGTGTGGCTGGTAAAGCTACCTTGCCTGTTGTGCTTATTGTTCCTGTAAGAGTTACATTACGGAGACTAGCTACATCTTTATTTGCATCTGCAGTTACAGTCTTACTGGCTACAACAGTTCCTACTGCAGCACCTGTATCATTGTAGTTTAACTCAGCAGTGGTAGCCGTAACACCGTCAATGATATTAAGCTCATCAATAGTTGCACTAAGCCCTGACCTGATCTGTGCTTGATTACCAATATAACCTGCCATTAGCTGTCAATCTCCATGTAGCTCATAATTACTGAGACTTTATCTGCTACACTACAGTCTACTTTAATAATGTCACCAGCATTAACAACAATCTTACCGTCTAGTACAGACAGTGAAGACCCTACTGGTATAGCTGCATCTTTAATAATGTGTGCTGTAGTGTTTTGTGTTTGACTTGTTTGTGTAGTTGTACTAACTAAAGTAACACTTGCAGTTACTTGTGCCGTGTGTACGTTAGCCAGAGTAAGTCCTAAGATAACAGCCCTAGTACTTGATTGAGTAGTGTATATTGTTTCAGGGGTTCCTGCACTAGCTGGTGCTACATCCCTTGTGATTGTCTTAAAGGTATTTGCCATTAATTTGTTTCCTTATCCAAGGGCGATTGCTAAAGCTGTTGCTTCGTCTTGTGCTATAGTAGTTGCTGTAGTTGTTACGACTGCAGTAGTTGCAATAGTACCAGCAGCATTAGGAAGAGTCAAGGTAATATCTGCAGTAGATGCAGGACCAATCAGTGTTACTTTATTTGATCCATTGTCTGAGTCTTCAAAGAACTCAAGGAACCCTGCTGACGTAGCACCATTCTTTAGCTGAACCCCTGCATTTGCAATAGGGGTAGTGAGTACTGGGGTAGTAAGTGTTTTGTTTGTAAGTGTGTCTGTAGATATACGAGAAACTAATGTAGAGTTACCACCAGTAGGCAGTACTAAAACATCAGAGGCTCCTGCTGAGTGTGGTTGTGCTTGAAGTGTTTGTGCGTGGGCATTGCCAGATTCACAATAAAATAAAACTTTAGCAACATTGCCTGTACCTGTTTTAATACCAACAATACCGTCACTGATTTCTACCCCATCAAGATTAACTACGCCTGAACCGTTAGGAGTTATTGCAATGTTTCTGTTTGATGTAGATACAATAGAATTTGTTTGTACATCTAAAGAACCACCTAGTTGTGGGCTGGTATCCTCTACAACATTAGAGATAGCAGATGAGGTAGCAAGGCCAGATACAAGTGTGCTTCTAGCAACTTTCTTTATGCCACCACCAGAGGTATCAAGTGCCAGTAAAACGTCATCACTAGCAATAGAACTAATCTCAGCTAGATCGCCTATTGTACTATTACTTACATCAAGAATGTTTAGCTCTGCTGCAGTAGATGTAACACCATCTAAGATATTAAGTTCTGCTGTTGTAGCTGTTACGCCAGCAATTAAGTTAAGCTCAGTTGTTGTAGCTGTTACGCCATCCAAAAGATTAAGTTCAGCAGCAGTAGATGAAATAGCTGTACCATTAAAGTTAATAGCATCTAGGTAAGCTGTACCATCAACAAACAAGTCACGCCACTCTTGACCAGTAGAACCTAAATCGTATGTATCATCTGTGTTAGGAATAATGCTTGAGTTTACATCAGCACCAAAGACAACATTGTCAGTGGCTGCATCAC